CTTAAGTTACCTAACTGAGCATTTGTTGGGTTGTCTGTAGCAGATGTCCACTTAGTTCCCATGATGTGATAAGCACTATGGTAGTCAACAGACATAACATCTTGCTTAGATAAGATGTTTCTATCTGATTCAATGCTTAGTGGAGATTGCTCACCTTCAAGAATTGTTCCTGACTTAATTAAGTAGCAACGGAACTCTTTCTGATGACCAGATGTACCAGGAACAACTGTATTAACTTGTGAGTCAATAACAACATTCATACCAGCAAATTGACCGATGCTTCTTTCGTTAACACCGACACCGCCACCACCCCAAGTTACTGCACCACCAGTTGTGAATGCAGATGTTGAGAATGTAAGCATACCAACCTGATATAGGTAGTAAGCAACAGATGGGTGAATAACTAGAGTATCTAGTTCTTCTCCTCTTTCTCCAAGAAGTGATCTTCCTCTTGCAACTGTAGAAGCTGTTAAGAAGTTATCTTCATCAGCACCAGAAGCAGCACCCTTACCTAAATCAAGTAAGTTTGCACCTAATGGACCAGAACCAGAACCAAATAAACCATCCAAGATACTGAATAGTCTTGCAGAGTTTAGTTTGTTAATAGCATCTGCAATTTGGTTTCTGATGTGACCCATTGGATCTTCACCAGCAGCCAATACAGCTACATCATCAACAGCATACGCAAAACCTCTGTGACAGATAGTTGCGATCTGTGTTCCTGTACCAATCTTTTGTGGTGTTAAGTAACCACCATTGCTAGTACCCCAAGTTGCTGTTCCATCTAAGATTTCCTCAGTTGGAGATATTGGGTTGAACTCTGGAACTTGTATTCTTGTTCCACCTTCTGACGCATCAAGAAGTGCATTACGCACAACAGCACCAGATTTAATAAATGCACTACGTTCCTTGATAGCTTCGGAAACGTATGTGCTGAGATTATTTCTCTTAACGATGTCCGCTAATAGGACACCGCCAGAATAATTCTGAAACGGAGCAGCCATTCAGATTACCTTGTTACTTTTGCGATACCCTAATCACAGATAAGGGGATTAGTTTCACAGAAACTAACTATTTTTGAGCCTCTTGCTTGAGCACTGCTGCAAGCTGTGGGTCTTGTTCTAATAGTAGCATTTGTTGTGTGAGATTGCCCGTTTTCCAAGGGTTTACGGGTCCTCCACCAGCATTTGCCACGGGGCTAGGTCTAGCACCCATTCCTGCTGCTGAACTTGGCTTAAAATGATGTTCCCAACCACTTCCAGGGTTCTTAAGACTCGAAAGATAGGTATTAAAATCTTGTTCAACCCCACCATTAAGAATAACTACTTTACCTTCAGCATTCTTTTGTAACTTATTTTGTAACAATGATAAAGTTTGTTCTGCGTTTATCGCTCCAAGATTACTGATAGCTGCTAGGGCTGCTGTTTTTGTGGAAGCGACTTCGTGAGAATTTTTCATCTCTTCAAGTTGTTGAGACAAGCTAGAAATTTGCTGATCTTTTTCCTGTGCTGTTTTATTAGCTTCCTCCCAAAGAGTTTTCCATTGACCCTGTTCTTCTAGGTCTTTGGTTCTCTTTTCTTCTTTCTGTTTATAGACATCATCCAGTTTTCCCTTGATGCCTTTGAATTTTTCTTCTGCTTCAGCAGCTTCTTTACGAGCAGCAGCTAATTTTGCCTTATATTCTGCTTTTACAGAACTGAGATCAGGTGCTTGTGGTTGTGAAGGAGTGTCAGCCACGGGCTGTTCAGGAGGATTCACGGAATCAGGCTGAATTACTTTTTCTTCGATTTCCATTAATTATTCAGAAATTGGACTATCAGTTTTCTTTTTGGCAGCCTTTTTCTTGGGTTGCTCTTTTACAGTAGGTTCGGTAACAGGAGAAACTTCCGCAGCTTTCTGTGCTTCAGTTTTAGGCTCCACTACTTCCCATTTATAAGTTCCGTCAGATTGCAGAACTTTATCAATAGATCCAGCCATGAAAATGTGTGTACTTATCTACTATTGTATCAGACTATTCAGATTTGGCCTCATTTGCTGAAGGTAATACTTCACCTTGAACTAAAATATCTCGAAACTCCTCTCTATCAATGACCTGTTGATCGAATAATGATGTTAAAGCTGTAATATCTTGACCAATTAATCTTTCAATATCGAAATCTCTGCTGATCTTTACTTCTGGTGGTTCGATTCCAACATATTCGGCTGAGAGATTAAAAGCTTTTTGCAGTTTTTGTTCTAATTCCATAGATACCATTGCGAGCATAGAGTTGGTGTCTACACGATCTAACCTACGGGCATCTGCTGATTCTGCAACAAACTTCTGTTGTGATAAAGTACTAATTCCTAAAGTAGCCATCTGCATTTGTAGCTCTTTTATTTCTGCTGATTGTGCATCAAAAGCACTGGAAGCTGGTTCTACATAGTATATTTTGTTGCCTGGCTGAGTTGCCATTGCGTAGTTTACGCTTATAGCGAGGTCTTTTGTTTGATCGTCATATCCTTCCATCACAAGCATTGGCTGAGATGCAACGTGCAGACTATGGATTAGATCAGCCTGTCTTTGAAAATGTGCAAGATTTAAGTATGCAATATCAAGTAAAGGTGGTTTGCTTACTAAATTATCTGTTTTTCCAGAATAAATAGTTACTAAAGGTATCTCACCAAGAGAAAAACTACCAGATTCCACCTGTTTATAGTCTTTGTCAGATGATCCAGCTTCAAAACTGCCAGCAGAACTTCCATCTGATACATCATACATTTCCTCTATCTGCTCTTTTTTGCGGAATACTCTGTAACTTCCTGGTTCGATTACTCTTACTTGATCAAATACTTTTTCTCCGAACTGTCCCTCTGGGAGTACAGCTTTTTCACCAAGTCTTACCTGTATTAAGTTTCCGTAATTTGACTCTCTATCTAGTCTCCAGCCATAAAGATTATTTGGGTCGACTTCGATCCAGTATGGTCTGCGATTCTGTTGACGTTCTTCTGCAAGACTCACTGCTCCTGATGGTGCAGGATAATCGACAAGAATGTGACTTTGGCCGTATGTCAGAGAACACATCAATAATCTTCTTGCATATTCATCTAAATCTGACTTTCTGCCATCTACATCCATCTTGAACATTTCTGTCCAATAAGGATCTCCAGTTAATGTTATTGGTTTTCTTAATACTAAACCTGTAGCTGCTCTTATTAGTCTCTGAGTGAACGGGGAGAATACGGCACGATTTACTCTGGCTAGGTAGGCATCGTAATCTTCTCTTGGTTCTAGAGGTAAAAAAGATTCGCTATTTGTTCGTAGATAATCTGTTCCTTCGGTTACGGCTTTCATTATTTCCCACCCTTTCATCATGTCTAGGACAGCCCTCGTGCGAGTAAAAGGACTGTCTATCCCACCTACCGAAGTAGATGAAACAATGTTTGTTCGGATTGGCCCTGGTACGGCATAAGTCATGTCAACACCTCCATCTCTTTAATGCTAATGCTTTTCTAGTTGGTCTGCCTTTACTATCTTTCATTGGGCCTTTTACTCCTTTCATGCGAGCACAGAAAGACTTTCTTCTTGCTGCACGTTTTCCTGTTGGATTCTTTTCTGTTACAGGTGCTTGTAAGTTGCTGCCTGTTGCACGATTATATTTAGCTCTACCTTTAGCAGTCAGCCCACCTTTCTTAGACTTTTCGCCTCTTCCTACAGATAAACTGACTCCTTTACGTTTAGCCATTATTTTCCTTTTTTCCTCATTGCTATTTTATGTGCTTCCAGAAATGTTTTACCTTTTAACATTTCTTCCTTCATTATTGTCATGTGTCTTGCAGTATGAGTACCCTTCTTCTTATGATTTGCTAAAGCAGTCTTTTGCCTAGCTGTAAGTTCTTTTTTAGCTTTCATTTCTTTTTCCTTCCTTTCTTTTTAGAACGTAACTTTTTCAAGTCAGCAGCAGTAATCTTATCCCGTGGTGGGGCTACAGCAGCGAGTTTGCGTTGCTTTGCTGAATAAGATTTCTTAGGCATTAAAGAGTGGCAGTAATGTCACCGTTAGTCTGGAAACTAACTGAAACTGTGGATATGTCGCCAACAGTAGAACTGTATGAAGTTCCTGTAATGATTCCGTTAAAACTTAGCTTTTTACTGCCTGATGTATCTAGAAATAAATTAAATGAAGCATCGCCTGAATCTTCAGAAGTCAATACGTCTGAAATTATTTCCGCAGTATCATCGCCAGATGTTGCTGTATAAAGAAGATCAACTGTGCCAGAACCAGATTTTAAAGAACCAACATACTTTCTGGAGGTGTCTCCATGAGCAGTACACTCAAGAGTGTCTTTTGTTACGTCTAAAGTCCATGAAGTTGTAGAAGCTACTGCACCTACTGATCCAGTTCCGTTATCGAAAGAAACAGAGCCTTCTTCACCACGAAAAAATGCCATGATTTGCGAAAAATATACTATATAGCACTATATTACCGTGAAACTGCAACTTTTACAGTCATTTTTTCTTCTTTTTTCGTCTATGTTGATAAGTTATCTTCTTACTACCTGTTTTTTCACGTTTAAAACGTGCTTTTTCGGCTGCGGTCATCTCTCCAGCAGTCTTAGGTGTCTTACTTGAGACACGTTTACTGGGTCGGCAAGCTGGATAGCCTCTTTTTTCACCTTTTGAACGACCACAAGGTTTACCAGTTTTGACATCTACCCATTTTTCTTTGAACCAACGGGTTAATCCACCACTACTTCTTGCCACGTTTCTTTGCCTCGGTGCGATAAGTGCCACCACGCTTTTTGTACTCTCGTACAAGCCATGCGTTAGCGTAAGCAGATGGATAAACCTTGAACTTACGTTTAGCCTCCGCTTTTACTCTTGAGTATAACGCTTTATTTACAGGAACATTCACTTCTCTTTTTACCTCCCTTCTTCTTCTTTTTCTTCTTTTTCATACCAGTATGGTAGGGCATAGTAAGAATTAGGTAACTCTTAGTATATTCTAAACGAAGTTTGGCCTAATGTCTCTGGTTTGGCAAGGTTGAATTGTTGGAGACATAGGTAGCCGAAAGCGTCAAATGCGTGGTCAACTCCCAAGTTTTTGTTAGGCATACCTGTGTTTGGAGCGTAAGTCAGGGTGCGGAGAGATTTTATGAGTTCTTTGCAGCGTGGGTGGATCAGGGTTCTGCGTTCTCCCATTGCGTCATATAATGCAGTGTTGATTGCGGTTACTTTATCGCGGACTTTCCAGGGGGCTTTGGGAGATGACACAGTAAATCCGCTTCTGCGTAGGATAGTGTGGTCCGTTGATCCTACTCCTGATGTTTTTCGGGCTGCACCTGTTGGGTCGGGGCAAGCGATGATTCTTCTATCAACT